GCTTATTGGATATGGGAATATCCTAACCCACAAAATCATTACGCCGTGATTGCTGACGTAGCCCGAGGAGACGGTAGTGATTATTCCGCTTTTCATGTAATAGAAATAGAAACGGTGAGACAAGTCGCAGAGTTCAAATCACAAGTGGATACTCGCGAATTCGCAAGGATACTACTCAGTGCCGCAAACGAATATGGACAAGCGTTATTGGTCGTAGAAAATCAAAATATAGGTTGGGACGTCGTTCAATCACTCGTAGAGTCCGGATATAACAATCTACATTATGGATATAACAATGATGCTGCCGACTTCCAAAAATGGTTAGATAAATTCGATAGGAATTCAGGTCTTACTCCAGGATTTACTACAACCGCAAAGAATAGACCATTGATGTTAGAGAGAATGAGAGATTTCATTGAAAATAAGGTAGTATCCATCTCCTCTGTTAGATTATTGGAAGAGTTACGAGTGTTTATTTGGAAAAATAACAAACAACAAGCGATGCAAGGTTATAATGACGATTTGGTAATGTCATTTGCGATTGGATTGTATTTGAGAGAAACGAGTTTGCGTTTCAAACAAACTGCTGATGGACTTACTGCCGCAAGTTTATCTAATATAGGTAGAACGGGTAACAGTAGTGTTTCACCAACCTATTACCAAAATCCATACAGTGAATATAATCAATGGACTCAGGATATCTCAACTCCAATGGGACAAGAGTCCCAAGACTTGAGATGGCTCATAGGATAAAATAAAAATAACGAGATATTTATATAGTATATGGCGAATAACGAACAAAATACAGAGAAGCCTAGACAAAATCTATTCACATCGCTAAGGAGATTATTCTCTTCTGATGTCATTATAAGAAATGAAGGTGGTGGACAACTAAAAGTAATAGATACTGACCATATACAAACATCAGGTGTTATACAAACTAACGCTCTTGTTGATAGGTTTCATAAAGTATATACTACATCAACCGCATATGGAGTAAATCTAAACTTGGCCCAAAACTATAGGTCGGCCAGGGTTCAGATATACGCTGATTATGACGCAATGGATACAGACGCAATCATCGCATCTGCCTTAGATATCATTGCGGACGAATGCACACTAAAAAACGAACAAGGAGAAGTATTACAGATACGTTCTTCAGACGAAAATATCCAAAAGATATTATATAACCTATTCTATTCAACTCTAAACATAGAATTCAACCTATGGAGTTGGATAAGAAACATGTGTAAGTATGGTGATTTCTACCTCAAACTAGAAATCGCAGATGAGTATGGTGTATACAATGTAATCCCATTCTCAGCGTATAATATCGCAAGGGAAGAGGGTTATAACCCCCAAAACCCTAGCGAAGTCCGTTTCAAGTTCGATCCTAACGCTGCGATCGCTTCCACAACTGGTTATTCAGCGATAAGTCGCGAAGACGAACAAGGGATATTCTTTGATAACTATGAGATGGCGCATTTCCGTCTCACTGGAGATGTAAACTATCTCCCATACGGAAGGTCATATCTCGAACCCGCAAGAAAACTATTCAAACAATATGTATTGATTGAGGACGCAATGCTCATTCATCGTATTGTTCGTGCTCCAGAGAAAAGGGTATTCTATGTAAATATTGGCGCTATTCCTCCTGGTGAAGTGGAAAACTTTATGCAAAGGATGATTAGTAAAATGAAGAAGACACCTTTGATGGACCCACAAACAGGTCAATATAACCTCAAATATAACATGCAAAACATGTTAGAGGATATCTATATCCCTGTTAGAGGAAATGACGCCACAACTCGCATAGATACCGCAAAAGGTCTAGATTATAATGGTATTGAAGACGTTCAGTATTTTAGAGAGAAGTTGTTCGCCGCTCTCAAAATACCTAAAGCGTTTATGGGATATGAGAAAGATTTGACTGGTAAAGCGACACTCGCAGCGGAAGATATTCGTTTCGCAAGAACAGTGGAGAGAATACAAAGGATCGCGACATCAGAACTCACTAAAATAGCGTTGGTTCATCTATACGCAAATGGATATACAAACGAGTCCGCCGCTAACTTTACAATATCACTAACAAATCCATCAATCATCTACGAACAAGAGCGAATCGCCCTATTCAAAGAGAAGATTGATCTCGCAAATCAAGCGTTAGAAGCGAAAATATTACCTAGAGATTTTATTTACGATAAGATATTCCAGTTCTCAGAAGATCAATACGCTGAGATGGATGATATGATTATCGAGGATCAAAAGAGAACATTTAGGTATAACCAAATCGTAGAAGAAGGAAATGATCCTTCAGAAACAGGTCAAGCGTTCGGAACACCACACCAACTCGCATCATTGTATGGTGGTAAGGGTCAAACTAGTTTAGATGTCCCAACTGGATATGATGAAACTAATCCAAGCGAACCAACACCTCTACCAGGACGACCACAAAAATATAAATCTAGAAAAGGAACAGATAAAGCGACATTTGGTAGAGATCCAATGGGTAAAGCGGATCTAAAATCAACAGCGGACTCAGGAGAAGATAGAGGATTAGGTTTAGGCGCTCCACTCGCACTTGAAAACACAATGGTTGAGTTTCTAAGAATGCGATCTTCTCTAAATAAAATAAATCCTAAAAACACAGGTCGCAAAACAAAACTATTCGAACAATCAGACGCCGAAGGTAGAAAAACTTCTTTATATACTCAACCAGAGATACTACAAGAGGATGTGATAAAAGACGATAGTGAATTCCCTAAAATAAATCGTCCAATAAAAGAAGTAAAAACTAATCTAAATGATGAATCTCAACCAATAGGAGTATTATTAGAAGCGACAAAGAGAATAGAGAAAGAGGTTGAAATTAGAGAAGAAGATTTACTAATTCTCAATGAGAAAAACCTATTACCTGATTTGGAATTGAAACTCGATAACAGAGTGGTAGTTTCAGAGAAGTTATTGAATGAAAATAATATAACTGACGACTTAGATATCCAACCAAAAACTATTCTAACAGAATCAGTAAACTCAAAAGATATTGTTTCAGCGATAGAAGATTTGTATGAGGAAACTCTAACAAACGAGGATAATATACTTGATGAGAATGTAATAGACAGTCTAACAATCGCATCTAAAAAATCAAAACAAAATCTAGAAGGATTATTGAATGAGAATGATATCTCTGATGATTCTAGGTTTATCACAAAACAAAAGACTTTCAAAGAGAGATTACTCAATGAGAAAAAAATAGATGAAGATGGTGATTTTGTAAATGTGAGGAAGATGTTCCCCGAACCAACTCTATTAGAATCAAGTAATATAGTTGAGGAGAATATATTCGATGATTTAGATGATTCAGCGAAAATCCCAACAATCCTTGAAGAGAATAAGATTATCGAAGAGGATAAATTAGTCGCAACTCCTCCAACAATACCTTCTCCAACACTATTAGAAGAAGCGAATATTGTAGAGGAAAAAATATTTGATGAGTTAGACTCAACTCAACCAACAGTATTATTAGAAGAGGGTAACATAGTAGAAGAAAAGATATTCGATGATTTGGATTCTACTAATCCTGTAGTATTATTGGAAGAAGCGAACATAATTCCAGAAGACGATAAAACTGATGTGAATATCTCTAATATGTTGAATGAAGAAAACATTATAGAGGAAAAACCTAAGAAAAGAGGACGTAAGAAAAAGGATATGTTAGACGACGATAATATAAAAGATATCTAATAAAAGGTTTATATATTTATATCATATACCATTATACAAAACATGGCGATAAAACATAGTAAATATAGAAATACGGCGATACTGTTTGAGTTACTGGTGAGACAGACTACCGCCGATTTACTAGAAAACAAAGATTCAAAATCTGTAAAGATATTGAAAAAGTATTTCAATGGAACTGAATTAGGTAAAGAGTATAAACTCTACACTCAATTCAATACAATGGAAAAACTATCAGAGACGAAAGCGAATATAGCGATAAACACAATCATAGAGGAGAGAAAAAAACTCAACCAAAGTGATTTGAATAAACTCAAATACAATCTCATTAGAGAAATAAAATCTAATTACGACATTGATAATTTTTTCAAAGCGAAAATAGATAATTATAAACTCTACGCCTCTATATACACTATTTTCGAATCACAAAACTCAAAAGACTCCGATCCAAAACAACTCATAACAAACAAGATAAACCTTCTTGAACATATATCTATAGATAGTAAAAAGGAAAGTGAAGGTCCTACTCTCGTAGAAGAGTTTATGAAGGAAGACAAAGAAATTCGTCTACTCGCATATAAAATAATGGTAGAGAAGTTCAATGATAAGTATAGTGGACTATCACAAAGACAGAAAAACGTTCTCAAAGAATACATAAATAATATATCTGAGACAGAGAACTTGAAGAAGTATATAAACACTCAAATCCAACAAATCAAGTCTGAGTTAGTTGAGATACATTCAAAAATACAGGACCCAGTTACAAAAATCAAACTCACTGAGACGATAAAACTCCTAAAACCTATACAAAAAACTGGGTTTGTAAAGGATGAACATATCTCATCAGTATTACAATACATAGAGTTGATCGACGAACTAAAGTCATATAAATGAACCAACCATTCAATAACCAATTCCATACACAACGATTGAGAGAGTCGATAGATGAGACATCGGCGACTCCAGCGGAAGGTGGTTATTTGACTAAAGCGGGAGCGAAAAAGAGATCTCCTAAACCTACATCAGGATACAAAGAAGTAAAAGGATACAGACCAGGTCACTCAAAACTAAAGATAGTAGAACCTAAAGACCTTTGGAATTTGAATGAAACAGGTGAAAAACCTCAACCTTCAAAAGAAATGGATTATCCATCAGGAGAAAAAGTAGAATTAGGACAAAAGATAAGAATAGATAACGAACAAATACAGAATGGTTATGGTGTAATTACAGGGTTCGCACAAGACGCGGATGATAATGATGTTATATTAGTAACCGTGGAAAGGGATAACAACTCAAGTCAACCAAGAGAAAATGTTCCAGTCCAATTATCAGACATAGAAAAAATGGAAGACGAAAAACCACTACAAGAAGGAGTAAAAACCGAAATCGCTAGGAGGAATAAACCACAACAGTTCCAAGAGGCGGCGAAAATGGTAAATAAAAAACTAAAAGAGATAAACAATATATTAGAATATGCTGAACAACTTAAAAGTGAACTTGATGAAAGTTCTAGACCAAATCATCTTATGGAAAAGATGAAAAAGGGAATGGTGTCTGCATACAATAAAATGAGAAAACTATGAAAGGATTACTAAACGAAGTAAGTCGTCTCCAAAAATTAGCGGGAATATTGAATGAAAATTCAGTAAGTAACTATCAAGACGGATGGGAAACTGCAAGGAGTCAAAGAACAAACGCTGCTAATTATAAACAAGATAAATTTGAATATAAATGCGATGGAGACAAATTGTTGATAAGATTAGATATGTCTGGTATTGAGAAAGTTATAACTATCGTCAAAGATGGTGATTTTTATACTGCAGACCTTGGAAAAGTAGAAAAGTCTGGTTCTGACATCTATTTGAAAGTTGGACTCAATGATTTGATTATAACTAATCTAATTCAAAAATGTTTTGGAAATGTTTCAGAAGAAGATATGAATGGAGAATTAGAGGAGAAGAAAGAAAAACCTGGTCTTTGGGCAAATATAAGAGCACAAAGAGCGAGAGGTGAAAAACCTGCAAGGAAAGGTTCTAAAGAATATAATAAAGCAGTAAAAGCCGCAAAAGAAATCAATAAAGATAAAAAATAAAAACTATGGCAAAGGGTTCTTCTGACTCAA